CACCGCCTGTTGTCTCATCGGGGAAAGTTTTAAGTGAGCCCGGAATAACAGTTTCTCCGGAGCCAGAGATATATAATTTATTACATTTTGAAATAAAAGAGGAATTTACCTCTTCGTCTCCCTTGTACTCATTAGTTCTGCATAAAGACTGTGTTCCCGACGAGTCAAACGTTTTAATTGCAACGTTACTGATACCCATTATTTATTATTATATAAAATATATTTATTTATTTAAATTAAAACATAAATTTCGTTTTCATTTACATTTTAAAATAATATATTTTACTAAATGACAAATTTCGAGTGTGTTGTAAAAGATTTGATGGAGCCACAAGAAACAAAATCAATAGATAACGTTATTACTTCAGGTATAGAACACAGTAAAACAACTGTTGACCCAGTTTCAATAGAGACCCCTAAAGACATAAATTTATCTATGTATAAAAAATTATACACTGATAAAAATATCAAAATTGCAATATTTATAACCTTTGTTTACCTGATATTAAACTCAATACAATTTTATACATTTTTATCTAATGTTATACCCATTTTATTTGTAGAAGGGTCGCCCGGTCTTTTAGGAAAAACTGCAATTGGAATTATTTTAAGTTTTGTTATTATACTATTCACTTCTTTTTTTTCGCTGTAGTATTTTTACCAGGACCAATTAAATCTTTTTTATTGGATAAATTATCGCTTATTTTGTCCATCATTAAAGATACTATATTTACGTTTTTATCTGAAATATTTTCATCTTGTTTAACACCCCATTTTAAACAAGTTTTGAGATCTTGTGTCAATGGAATTCTTTTGCTTTCAAATTTTTTACAATTCGTAATTATGCCATTTGAATCAGGTTCTCCATCATTTTCCGACATGCACATTTGGCAAATTCCGACAGGTGTTAATTTAAAATAAACGTGATTATTTGCATGATATCCACATTTATTATGACAATATTTAGATCGTGTATTAATAAGATATAATGTGTCATACGCATTTGACTTCAAAATTCCGCGAATGTCTTCTACGCGATATCCTTGAACATGATTTTTAAAAAATTTTAAAATACTGTTTCTCTGAGAACTCTCATTTGGAAGCAAATTAAAATTACCAGATGCATCCGAAACAAAGTCTTCTTCCGTTTCTTCATACTCAGGAAGATTATAAAATGTGGTAAGATTTGTTTCGGAAGTTCTGATGCTAGTATCTTGAATTACCTTTAGCAGTTCAGAATTATAAATCTCATTGTATATCTCAGATGGCTTATTTCCAACGTAACAATTGCTGTAATTATAAACACGATTTTCATAGGTATATTTGCCGTCTGAATATGTACATTTGTCAGATCCAACAAGTCTCAGCCCATTTTTATCGTATACACATTTATCTATTATTTTATCCCATGATTCGTAGAAAGTTTCTGGTTTGCCAAAAATAGTTTTAATTGAGACTAATATATTCTCTCTTATTCTTAGAGCAATGGACTTATTAACTAAAATGTTTGGCCAATTAAAATGATATCCTTGTTTCATGTACTCGGTGTCTCCTTTTTTAATCTTTTTTGAACCACCGGCTTTTGTTATAATACATTTCAAATTGTTGTTTTTATATATACTCGCCATAATATTTTGTACACATATAATGTAATCATCTATATTTACAATTTCAGTAGAAAGAATGTCAAAATCTATAAAAAACCTAAATGTATCTGTTTTTTTTTCTACTATACAATTTTTAAATCCTATATATTTAACATACATCTGCTGAAATAGATCATGATCATTTGTTAAGTCGAGTTTCCCTCCGTTAAGCATATAATGTGTTACATTTCTAGTAGATACATCTTTAACAACTTTACCTGTAGAGAATAACCACATTCTTAGAGGATTTTTCTCCATTATAATTATATATATAATTTGTTTTTATATTATTTTTAAGGTTTGAACTTAATTGTAATGTCGTAATTATTAGTATATATACCTTTTACTGCACTCGGGGATAATACACAACGTTTCCCCTTTTTCTTAGCATTTATGGTTGTCATCATATCATTATCTATAAGTTCTATATTATTTAAGGTGTAATCAATTACTTTATTCTCTATAAACCATCTAAAAAAGTTTAATTGACCCACTGTAGTAACTATGTCTTTTTTTGATACATCTTCGTCTGATACATATGTTCGCCATTTAAACGTGTAAGGGTCTATAACAAGTCTTTTTTGTCTACAAAATGGGTCGAAAAATTTTTTAGAATAAGCCTTTAATTGATTTTTATAATCAAGATATATATTAAAATAAATAGTTTCGGTATTAGATTGTAATGGATAAGTTATGTTATATTTTTTTGAGTAATTGGTGACCAACCAATCTAATAACCTCAGAGAAAGAGGTGTTTTCTGATTTATTATATCACCAAATAGTTCCAGTTTATTTTTATAAAAGCTGATTAAAAAATTAATTAAAGTTATCTCTTTGCTATTAAAAGACATAATATACAATATATATAAAAGTTAATCTTTAAATAAATTTAAAGCAATATTACAATAATACATATTATGACGACTGAGATAATAAACGAAAACTTTAAGAAACAAATTATTTTTTTATTAAACAATCATTGGACTGGGAAGCATGATATGTATTTCCCTCTTCAAAATGCCGTAAATATAGAACGAAAGCATATTATCAAACTTTTTAAATATAAATATGTATTTTATAAAAAAGATACTGTAAACACAAAAAGAGCCATACTTTTTTTATTTAAAACATCTTCTGGAGATAATATATCCGTAGTAATCTTCAAAGATTTGAGTATATACCGGATACCATTAGAAACTCTTGAAGAGTATTACAATGGTAGCATTTTCGAAATTTCTTATACATCTGATTGTATTACAATTTACGACGCATTTTTGATTTCTGGTAATAAAATAAATTATCAGCCTTTTAAAGAACGCATTTCTGATGTCGAAATGATGATAAATAATTCATCTAGTATTCATTTCAATTTAATGATGTTATCATTTTCTGAAGACATTAAAACCTTTACGGAAATCACATGTGATGAAGAACTTTTTATACTACCGATGTATCTTCCCATTTTAACCGGTCTTAATTTTTCATTTTTTAAATGGAAACCTGTTGAAAAAATTGCATACTATCTACAGGTAGTTGAAGAAGAAAACGATTTAATTTTAATGTCCTCTAATTTTAAAAAACTTATTAAATTCGCGAGGATTTATAATGAAAATTCTAATGGCAATGAATATATAAAACAAATTAAAAATTTTAAAAATTACATGAATAATTGTATTATTGAATTTAATGTTAAATTTCCCGAGGGAAAAATTTTAATTACAAGAGTAAATCCCGATAAAATTTACCCTACGAGTATTAGACTAATAGAAAAAGTTTTATTTATTAAACACGAGAATATTAAATTTGAAGAACTATGTATTTAAACGATTATTCTTTGAACGCAATGACTAAATCAATAAATTAATAAATTGACACTTAATTTTAATGTATTAATTTATTAATTAATGTTTTAATGTTTTAACGTTTTAACGTTTTAACGTTTTAATGTCTACGCGCGACGGCGGCGAGGTCCGACGAGGCGGCAGCGATTTCTGCGCAAGATTTTGCCCTTCTTGAGGCAACGGCGGCGCTTGCGAGCATATGCGCGCGCACGCACGGCAGACTTTGTCATCTTAAGACGTGTACCCTTCCGGACGCCGCGACGACCGAAACGAGTCGACGACTTCTTGCGAAGAAGCTTAGGGGAGACATAGACACGGTAGGTCTTGCCATTCTTGGTGCGCTTGTAATAGAGTCCACCATTGCAACCCTTATACACCTTGCGCTTCTTACCTCCTATCATTACGCGCGCCTTGGACGAAACCTTGCGAACACGACGGCCTTTAGTGGTCTTACGACCCCTACACTTCTTCTTCTTACCAAAAAAAAGTTCGAGCATTCCCATTATTAATATTTAATATATAGAATAGAAAAAAAAAATTTTTAAATTACAATTTTAATAAATTTAGAAATTATATTTTCTTTTATTTCTTTATCATTTAAAAAGGTAATAATTTTCTCCTTATCGCATTTTATTTTATTGAATTCGCTTGGGACAATGTAGTTAAATTCTGTAAATATCTCTCGAGATACTTTGAAATCAAAATTATCATACTTTTTATTTATTACATTGAGAACTTCTTCAATACATTTATGTTTTCTAATAAGATTAAAAGATGTAACTGGTCCTACCTGGGGTATTGGCTCAGTATAATCGCATCCCGAAAGTATACAAAAGTCTATAAAAGATTTCATATCCATACCAAATTTAGATAATATAATGTCAGTGTCTATCTCAGTGATATATCTAGATATACCTGTTTTAAGAATTTTTTTACACCCAAATGTCGTAGCGTCAGTGTCATCTGTGATTGTATAATCAACAAGTCCGTTTTTTTGCAAAAATGCACAATATTTTTCGGCATCTTCAGGGGCTGTGCAATAAGGTATCCCAGACAACTCGAGAAAATATTTACATTCTTCTACGTCTTTTTTTTTAATTACGATCAATTGGGATGTTATTTTTTCTATTTCATCTTTTATAATTTTTTCTTCATCATTTGTTTCAGGAATTTTTTTTCTCAATTCTTCGATACGAATGTACATTTTTTCTTTATTTGCATGACGCTTTGCAAGCACAGTTTTTTTTGCTTCGGGGGGTACACCATCGAATATAAATACTGGAAGTATTCCATTCGTTAAATAATACTTAATTCTATTTGCTATACCAATAATATGCGAATTCTGTGCCCGAGAAGCATATTTAAATTTATAAAGTAGAATGCTACAATCGATAGCTACTTTAGAACCTTTATAAAAAATGATTTCTTTCTCTGAAACAGCATCTGGTGCGTATTTTTTAATAAGATTATTCAGACCTCTGATTCCCATCTGGATTCTAAATTAGTATAAATTTATTTTTTAAATTGAAATATTTTCTGTAAAATTATACATCTCTTATAACTAGTCCTTGAGGAATACATACACATTCTAAATCCGAGTCGTCAGACTCTCGTAAATCAAGAACTCTCTTTGGGGGTTTCGGAGGTTTATATTTTGGATGATTTTTAATATCATTTTCGCGATAATATTCTACATCTTTCCAGAATTTTTCCAATATTGACAAATTTTTATTTAACCATTCATTATCAATTTTGACCCTTACCACATTCATAATATCGGGTGGTTTATATTCTATGAAATCGGCTTCTTCAATATTACAAATAAACATATTCAATTGAACCTGTGGATAATAATACTCCGGGATGTATCCAAATTTAATTATTCTCTTATAGGGACATTTTACTTCTAGTAAAATAGGTTTATGCATTCTATCTTTAGAGATTGAAATACCATCCGGTGAACCCGCGAGCCAATAATAATCTTTACTATTGTGAACATCTTCATGAGCGATAAGACCAAACTCAAAATTATCCTGACCCGTAAGTTTACAATACTTTTCGATAGCCTCATCTTCGTATTTTTGACCATGTTGCGTTGCGATGTTGCCTACAAAAGGTTTTGGATCATAACCGCATTTCTTAAAAAGAACTTCATGGGGTCTTTGATAAGGGTTGAGACCAAGTACTGTACCAGCATCTGAACTCGTTAGTTTTCCTTCTCTTTGTTTGAACCATGCATCAGAGCGTTGTTCATACTGTGGTATAGATTTCAATTTATCTATCTTATCCATATATATAAATTATAATCTATGACTTTAAATAATATTATTGGCCTTATTTCAACTTTTTAACAGTAACACTCACGGCATTTTTCTTTCTTAATTTTTTAGGATCTTCGTCTACATTTTCTTTTGTTTTATTTTTATCGTATTTTTTATTACAATATTCCCATAATTCTTTTGAACCTATTCTAAATTTTCTATTCGGTTTTGCTCTGTACCAATAAACACAGTCTTGTATATTATTACTTTTAGAAGTATTATCCAGAACAAGACAATCATAACCTTCTGTACACGCATTTAAAACATCTTGAAAGACGCTAAATTGAGGAAAAATACCAAAAAAATTTTTGTATAATTTTTCTTGATTTTGAATAATATTTTCTCTTAGAATAAAAACATAATCTATATTTGCTCGAAGATCGGGAGGTAAGTCCATACAATATTGCATCGTTAACATAAATGTTATTCTCCAGTGCCTGCCATTCATGAATATACCCCGAATATTAGTATCTCTAATCATACGTTTGTCATACATACAGTCGTCTAAAAGTAAAAAAACGTCGTTATCTCTCTTTAGATCTTTTCCATTTATAGTCTTTTTTTGACGAGTAATTACTTGTTGAACAACTTCAGGCTTATATTCAGAATGTATAAGTAAATCTGGTATAAAACTTGAATAAAAAGCATTACCGTCTTCTGTAGCAGATATAGCAACACCGGCATTAATTTTACGCATATGATATAAAATATCGGCAACTAATGTACTTTTTCCTGTTCCTCTTTTCCCTATGAACACGCATGTAGCGGGACCCGAACCACTTGTACGTCGTTCTTCTATTTTTTTTGGATTAAACTTTGATAGACTAATCGACATGTATACTTTATAAATTTATTTTATTATTTAATTTAGTCCCAGTAATTTTCTTTTAATAATGTATCACTTTCTAATGTCGCATATGAATAAATTAAACTTGAAAATATTCCTAATATGAATGAAATGAAAATTTTACCAAATGTGCTCATATTTTCATCGTTTGGGTCAGCATAATTAATACCTGTAAATATTATACCCGCTATAAGTAATATTATCAATATTATAGTTAAATCGACTCTATAAAAATCTAATACTGTCATTTATTTTAGGTTAGTGTTATATAATATAATTATTATATTTATTCAACTTAAAAATAAAATAAATACTATTCATATAATGGGAGTCACGGTTGGAACCAATTCTATTCTTAAGAACATATTGAATATGGACTTTGGAGAACTAATAGTATTTATTAAGTTTGGTACCGATTGGTGCATACCATGTGGAGAACTTGATAAAATTGTTGTAAATATTCCAAATAGCATGGTGTATCATGTAAACCTCGACAATGATGAATTTGAAAATGCAATGGAGGAATATAATTTCAAAACTATACCATATACAATTATGAAGTATAAAAAAGATACTCGAAATTTTGCTGGTGTCATCACTACAGAACAAGTAAATAAACTGATTAATGATATAAAAAATTAACTATGCATGAATATCAATACAAAAATATTACAAAAAATTATCCGGTTTAAAAAAATATTATATATCTAAACCAGATAGTTTAACATGTCCGAAAAATTCAAAAGGTACACCCAGGTTGAACATATTTTAGCAAGGCCTGGTATGTATCTTGGCGATATAAAATGTGTAAACTCTGAAGCATGGAAAATAGAAGATGAAAAATTAGTACAAACTGCGTGTAATTACAATCCCGGGATATATAAACTATTCGACGAAATTATCACCAATGCATCAGATGAGGTAGAAAGAAATCCTAATGTTAAAAATATAAAAGTAGAAATATCTCAGGAGCAAATTAGCGTCTTTAATGATTCGGGTATTCCAATTGAGATACATTCAGAATACAATGTCTACATTCCAGAACTTATTTTTGGGAATTTACTGACATCTACAAATTTTGACGATGCACAAAAAAGAACAACTGGCGGCCTCAATGGTCTAGGAGCAAAACTTGTAAATGTATTTTCGACAGAATTTACAGTTGAGACTGTCTATTCAGGTAAAAAATACACACAGACCTTCCAATGTAATATGTCTAAGAAGAATAAACCAGTGTTAACCAATACAAAAAAGGACAATTACACTAAAATATCATTTAAACCTGATTATGCCCGCTTTGGAATCTCGCAAATGTCTCACGACACCATTTGCATATTAACTAAGCGTGTATACGACATCTGTGCAATTACGCCGAACAATGTAATTGTCCAACTCAATGGGAAAAAATTGAACATCAAAAACTTCTCTGATTACATTTCAATGTACATTGGAGACAAAAAAACTGTGCCCAGAATAATAAGCGAACAAAATAGGTGGCAAGTAGCATTTAGTCCAAGCAACGAATTCAAGTGTATTTCTTTTGTAAACGGAATTTCAACTACAGACGGAGGAACTCACGTAGAACACGTTGTATTTCCGCTTGTTAAAAAACTAACAGAAATTATTCAAGAAAAACATAAGAATGTCACTATCAAACCAAATTACATCAGAGAAAACATTTTCGTATTTATCAACTGTAAAATTGAAAATCCTGTATTTTCATCACAAACAAAGGAAAAAAATATAACCAAAGCATCAGACTTTGGTAGCAAATTTAATTTGACGGATGAGATTGTTAAAAGTGTTCTAAAACTCGGTATTATCGATAACATTCTTGCTCTTGCAGAAGCCAAGGAAAAGAAAAATATTTCAAAAACAGATGGAAAGAAAACTAACAGAGTTATTATTCCAAAATTAGATGACGCCAATAAGGCAGGAACAAAAGAATCTAAGATGTGTACAATTATCTTTACAGAGGGAGACTCAGCAAAAACGACGGCTATATCTGGACTTTCAGTTGTTGGCCGCGACTATTACGGCGCTTTCCCTCTTAAGGGTAAGATGCTAAATACACGAACTGCCACTTATTCACAGATTGCAGGAAATACTGAAATAAACAATATCAAACAGATTCTTGGTCTACAAACGGGTAAAAAATATAAATCTTCTTCAGAACTAAGATATGGCAGAATTCTTATTATGACCGATGCCGATACAGATGGATTTCATATTAAAAGTCTTCTAGTTAACTTTATAAGTCATGGATGGCCAGAACTTCTTAAAGAAGACTTCATAAGTTCTTTGGTAACACCCGTTATCAAACTCACTAAAAGAAACCAGGTAATCCCTTTTTACAATCTAAATGACTACAAAGAGTGGAAAAAGACTAATAATGTCGCAAACTTTAAAGTAAAATATTACAAGGGTCTTGGTACGAGCACTCAACAAGAGGCTAAAGAATACTTTAAATCTATGAAAACTCTCGATTACAAAATTAATACAGCGGAAGACTCGAAATCTTTAACATTGGCTTTTACAAAGACAGAAGCCGATGCACGTAAAAAATGGATCTTAGAAAGTATTAAGTGTCCAAAAAGCATCGATTATAATATTAAGGATGTTTCGGTAAAAGATCTTATCGATAAAGAGCTCGTACTATTTTCTATTAGCGATAATATCAGAAGCATCCCAAGTCTTATTGACGGGATGAAACCTTCTCAGAGAAAAATTATATATGCCTGTATCAAAAGAAATTTGTATTCAGAAATCAAAGTTTCTCAATTGTCTGGATATGTATCAGAAAAGACCAATTATCATCACGGAGAAAATAGCTTAATGGATACTATCATTTCTCTCTCTCAAAATTTCGTGGGTTCTAATAATATTAATTTACTCGAACCCGTTGGACAGTTTGGCACACGACTACTCGGGGGTAAAGACGCCTCTAGCCCGAGGTATATCTTCACACATTTATCCAAGGAATTCAAAAAACTTTTCAATGAAGAGGATAATGCCATATTAAACTATCTAGAAGAAGATGGAGACTTGATTGAACCATCGTTTTATGTCCCCACATTGCCTCTACTTCTTATTAACGGAGCGTGTGGTATCGGTACAGGGTTCTCGTGCGATGTTCCATGTTTCAATCCGGAAGACATTAAAAAAAGACTAATGGATCTCGTAATTGACGAAGACGCAGATATTCCGGAAATGACGCCATGGTATAAAGGTTTTAACGGAACTATTATAAAAACAGATACAAATAAATGGGTTACCCGAGGAAGATATACCGTAAAGGGTAATGTTATAAATGTAACCGAACTACCAATTGGAACATGGACAGACGATTATAAATCATTTCTAGATAAACTAGAAACCGATGGAACAATTTTTGGTTATATCAATGAATCTACAGAAACAATTGTAAACTTTACTATCAAATGTCCCCTAGAAAATGTTATAGAATGGACACAAAACAATGAAGTTTTAAAAAAACTAAAACTGATCTCACATTTATCGGCGAATAATATGTATGTATTCAATGAAAAAAATGAAATAGTTAAAATGGAATCGCCAGAAGAAATAATATTCCATTTCTGGAGAATCAGAAACGATTATTATATTAAAAGACAGCAATACATTTGCAATAAACTAAACAACGAACTAATTACATTAAATGCCAAAATAAAATTTGTTAATGAAATCATTGACGATAAAATAGTAGTCTTCAAACAAAAACTAAGTTCAATCATAGAACAATTGGAAACGGGTAAATACCCAAAAATTTCAGATTCATATGAATATCTTATAGGGATGAAAATCCATTCATTTTCTAGCGATACAATCGAAACACTCACTAAAGCGCGCGACAAATTAAATCAAGAATATATAAAGTATAAAAATTATTCCCTAAGGAATTTATGGGAAAACGATTTGTATTAAAATTAAAAAAAAAATATTATATTATATTAAATTAAATTAAATGAAAACTATTATATATGCTGTTGTAATAGCAATTGTCTCGTGGATGATTTTTGGTAGTATGAATGAATTAACTTCGGCCCACAATGAAGGTGGTTGCTGCGGTAACGACGAGTGTGGTAGAAGTGCCTTCACTAATGTGATCTGGTGGGCTAATCTAATGATTGCAATTATCGCTACAATTATCTCTCTTCACGGTGCCGCCAAGATGACACCCCAGGGGCGCGCTCTCCCCGATATCCCCTTCCTCCCAGTTTAATATAACAGGCGCATGATCGCTTGATAGGGGTATCCCTTCATTATTTTCACCAATATATTTTAAACACTTACTGGAAACATGATTAATATTCTTAGTGAAGAAATAATCAAGTCTCCATCCTTTGTTTCTATTTCTCATTCTAGACATTCCATTTTCCTTTACCTGCCGAGGGTCCCACCAAGTATAAACAATCTCACATTTCATCGTATCAATAAAATTTAAACTTTTTATATCTTCAATAAATTTATGTTCGTGTGGATATGTACCGGGTCCTGGTTTACATTTACTCTGATCAAAATGTGTCTCTGTCGCTACATTAAGATCCCCGCATAAAATTACCCTACCCGTGGTGTTATTTAAAAAATTATATAGTTTATCATTAAATTTAATCTTATTTTCATAATTTGTTCCGGAATTTGGAGCATATACTGTTATCAATGTTATATCATCAAATTTCATGATTATAATACGACCCTCGAGGTCTTCATATCCAGGAATCTGTGTTTCAAAAACGCATGAAATGCGTGTTTTGTAAAATATACACGTACCCGAATATCTATCGGATGCTCTGGCGCCATCTAATTTAGATTCATTAAAATACATTTTGTATCCGGGGATGTTTATTATACCAGACTTAAAAATAGAACAACGGGTTTCCTGTAGACAAATTATATCCGGATCATATTTAAGAAGAGAATCCATAGCACTACCATTAAGTGGACAAAGTTTGTCATCTTTCTTAAGTTTGCTTGAAATTAAGTCATTAAAAATACGAGAGCGCACTCCATTAACATTCCAGGTCACCACTTTCATTGAACTACTTAAATTAATCTATTAAATCTTTATTAGGATAAGAAGTTTTTTGTAATTAATTTATTACTCTGTAAAAACAAATTTTTTTCATCTGTATTATCTGTAAATAAAATTGGTCTCTGACCCTTTGGATTCCAAAGTTTGGTTATAAAATTATAAGCATCTTGCCATTGTTTACAATTATGTGCAAAAATACATATACAATGACATTTAGTCTTAAGAATATCCTCAATTTCGTGGATACATTTCAATAGATCAACATATGCATTCAGGGGTAAATCGTTATTTTTAGAAGTTTCTAGATTTATACATAATTTATAAATTTCGTTATTACTATGAATATTTTTCCATGTATTTTTAAAATAAATTAAAAATTCCTCAAATCCCTCGGAATTATAACCTTCATCAGATAATAAATTTACTGTAAACATTTCAGTTGTTTTGTTTAAAATTATTTTGATATATTCCCGGTTTAAAATATATATCTCGTCGTTCATTATAATATATTATGTATTATGTATTATATTTTATCTTTTTGATGCGCAAAATTACGTTTTTAAATCAATATTAAGATCTTAGTATTGTATTGTACTGTATTGCATTGTATCTATAGTCTTAATTAATGACATCAATTGAAAGTATCTGGAATGACATTGATACACTTGTAAATGAAAATGAAAATGAAAATGAAAATGATAATGAATTGTGTATGTGTTATCATTCAAATTTACAAATTGATCATAAACATGGTATTCAAATATGTCTAGATTGCGGAACTGTAATATTGTCTAAAATTTTTGAATGTTGCGAATGGAATACTTATAAACAGGATGATGGTTCTTTGTCTAATGCTTCACAAAGAGGAGATACTTATACATCCGATAATCCTTACGATAAAAACGGAACAATACCAGGATTTGCCGGCAAAAACTCGTTTATGATGAGAATGCATTACCAGCAGACTTTTAGTCATAAACAGAAAACATTCTGGAATATTTCAGAAAAGTTTCAGAATTATTGCACCCTATTAAAAATTCACCATTGTGTGTTGCCAGTTGCTAAAGATATGTGGCATATCTGCATGGAATCTGGGAAATTAACTAGGGCTTCTGTGAGAAATGGTCTTATAGCGTCATGTCTTTATTATGCCGGCGTTTATAAAAATCTTCCGATAGATAGACAATCTATAATAGATCTCGTGGATGGAACACAAAAAGGATTTCTTAAAGGAGAAAAAATATTCGTTGAAATTATGGAAAACACTGATCGATACAAACACATCGGGAAAGGAAAAATAAATATAATAGAAAATGATTCATTTGTTAAATATGTAAATAAATTAGATTTACCTTTTAAAACCTGCGATATATGCAACAATTATTACACAATGTATAAAGATAAACTAGATTCAGTGACGCCTAAATCGGCTACCGCTGGAATTCTATTTTACGTGATTAAAAATAACTTACAACTCAAAACTCCTAGCAAATCTATGGTATCAAGAGAAACAAGTGTTTGTATTCCTACGATAAATAAAGTGATTGCAATTTTAGAAAAGATTTAAAAAAATAAATTATAAATTGTAAATTACATACTACACAATGCTACTCTACGCCGGATTTAATATGCTATTTGGAAACTCTATAGTGTCTAAATTTACACCTCGGTGTAATATATATTGCGAAGAAGATTTAAATCTTTCATTAATTCCTCCTTCGGGGGGAGAATTAAAACTTTTAACTAATTTAAATGCAGAAAGTTGGTCTTATAACTGGATAATGATGATATCATCTGATAATACAGGTGAATATGATGAACACTATTACATGGATCTGTTTAATATGAGGGGATTGGCGAATATGTACACATCTGAAAAATACTTCTACATGGGATTTTTCCCGGATGGCAAATTTTGTAACAACGGTCCTAAGTATATCGGACTTTTTGAATTAGATTACATCAATAGAGTTCTTGATACGAAAATAATAGTAGAAAATCCTCATTACATCGATGACGATTCTACCTTTCATAAATTCAGAGACGCGGTTAAAAAAATAAGCGATAAATCACACGTAACACTCAATTATATGGGACTAAATAGACCGGGACAAATAAGATTTTATTATTTATGGAATTTAAATTAAAATATATAGTTATGATAAATATGAAACCCATTGATTTAGATTTGTATGAATTATATAAATCTCGTAAAGATGGCCTAAACCTTGTAAACGCTCGAGCGTTTTATGTTTTGTTAAGGATATTATTGGCCTGTGATGTAGTACATGATTTTATTAAGCCCCGCGGGGGGCAGGGACAGGCATTGTGGAAAACACATCTTGGTGATGATCAAGGTCATCGCGCTTATAAAGAGCATTTTCTTAAAGTTAACGCTGAAAGAATAATAAAAGATTGTCGTGAAGTCGCCGAGAATGAATTACTAGATGTGCTCCACAAATTAACTGTTAAAAAGACCGGCGATCTGACACGACAAATAATGAATTTATTCACAACTGAGGAAATAGCAAAAAAAACTGCAGATGGAATACATGTTTTATTAGGATTAACAGAGCAAAATATACAGGACGCCATGCTTAGAAGTCGCCCATGTGATGATTTTAACGTTTTGGATCTAATAAGAGCTCTAGACATTGTTAAATCATCCGGAAAACGACACAGTGCTTCTACGAAATACAACATAACCATAGACACCACAAGCGATAAAACAAACTTAACACCATTTTTTTCTGAGTTAATGAACCGTGCTTATAAAAAACGCAATAGTTGTAGCGAGTCAAACGAAATTAATATTGTTAATAGTTATGCTACTCAATATGATTCATCCAATGACGACGCTTTGACTAAAATATTTACCAGCTTAGGTCTTTCAAGGGGGGACTTTGATAGCTCTGATCTAGATTTTGATATAAAATGCGGAGACATGTCCGTGTTTAACGGATCGTTAAAAAAAGAAGACGGCAAAGTAAAATTAACTATAAATAGTTATTTTAAAGAAAAGTTATCGCCATCAATGAAAAGAGGTTCAGATTCTGCAGAGAGTGTTAACGGTATTACCAAAGATATGCTAATCTCATATAAATCTCTTTCCGCCCCCCCTGGAGAGTTTTTTAACTTAACCATTTTTAAAACTATGGGAGATTTTTTACAGATAATGACACATTTACATCTATCGCAGAAGTTTAAAAATGATATTAACGTATTTATAACGTTCGACATCTTATGTGCAAAAATAGCAGGGATTTTAGATAAGAATGTATTTTATGAGAAAAAATTTATACAAGATGCAGATAAAATTTCTGGTGGATTGTATACATTTTTTACCGAAACTGCAAGAGATGAAAGAACATCGGCATTGAGTCTCATGGATATGTCCGCTGCTCCAAGAGGACCAGAATCCTTGAGGTGGTTAGTAGATGACACCGAAATGTCGGACTGGCTGCCGCCAATGTACAACTTTGTATCCCCAGACGGAAATTCAGGGGGCACAAAAAGAAGTCGTACTAGATTTGGCAAAAAGAAACCAAAAGTTAAAAATTTACCTAATAAAGCACTTATGACTAAATTAAAGAGCATCGGTATTAAAATTACTAGAAAACGAGGAAAGCGTAGAGTATATCTTTCGCGCCCTGAACTAATTAAAAAAGCAACCGCTTTTAGAAAATTACAACTTCGTGCTAAAAATCTTAAAATCCGTATTATGTATAAGAACAGGAAAGGCAAATACGTTTATAAAACAGCAAAAAGACTGACGTCTGACATTAAAAAGAAAATGAAAAAACCTGTTAAGAAATCTAATAAAAAACCTGTTAAGAAACAAATGAAGCAGAAGTTTGGATGACCCATGGCGGCACCGAGTCCCGAAGAAGAAAACAGAATGTTCTTCGGATGAGGTACGCGTAAATTATCTAGACAGTAAATTACTTACAACTACAACACATTTGTATCACAATAAAGATTCGATATGACAAAAATTGATCAAATCTTTTCGATTTTTTGAGAAAAAGAATCTAATTTAAAATGTTAATTTATATTAACGATGAGCGATTGTTTGCAATATTATTACGACAATCCAGAAGACGCAGAGAAATATAAATTATCATGTGATTATAAAAAATTTCCAGAATTTAACAATCCAGATGTATATACTCATTCCAGGATGCTAAACTTTATTAGAACTAATTATTCTTCGGAAGCGTTTCCCGAGGACTCTCCATTTGAATTTAAAGAAGATTACATAGATCTTTCAAATGATGACATATGTAAGGCAACTGATATGTCATTGGGTCCGCAGCAAAAATTCATGGGTCAACTTATGGGTCCTAATACAGACTTTAACAATACTCTAATTTTCCATGGTCTTGGTTCAGGTAAATCTTGTACTAGCATTGTTATAGCCGAAGCACTTAAAAATGCAACGAATGAAAGGGTAATATTCGCCGTTCCTGCTCCATTAGTCGATCAATATTATGAGGAAATTTCAGGGGAGATAAGAAACGGAAAGTTCTTTTCATGCCCTTCATTTTGTCTTGTTAAAAACGGGGGGAAATCAGAAAGAGACTTTTACATCTCGCAGCAGAATAATGCAATGCTTCTTGCAAAGATGAAAACTCTTCGTCGAGAGGAAGATAAACTAACAGAAATTGAAGAAACTGAAGAAATATATAACGAAAAAAAATTTAGAGATCAGCAAAACAAGGTTAATATTGAAAGGAAAAAGTACAACGATTATCAAAAAAAATTAAGAGATACGATAAGAAGAACATTTGACATAGTGTCTCATCAAACTTTTGTTCAGAGTGTATATCGCACGGATAAAAAAACTGGTAATATGACTCGCGGAGAAAGATTAAAAGAAGAATCGGCTTTATTTAGGAAAAATGGTCTACTTATTATAGACGAGATACAAAGACTCGTTTCTGCAGATGGAACTTTTTACAAAAAGTTATACAATTGCATAAAGTATTATTTTCATCCAAGATTAAAATTGGCTCTGATGTCTGCTACACCGGTTTACGACAATCCATATGAACTCGCTCTTACAATAAATCTACTTCGCCCACGGATACCTTTCCCATTAAATGCCGCAGACTTTTATAGAAATTTTATAGGATCCCGACTAAATGACGAATGTATCCAGAGTAAAGACCCGGGATTCCTTTCCGAAAACTCTTGTATTATAAATAAAGAATTAATGAGTTACATATGTTCCGGGTATGTCTCATATTTTAAAGGGGGTAATCCAAATGCTTATCCTTATAAAAGAATTATTACAATGGAACATGCTTTTTCTCAGCGGCACAAGCAGGAATATATCGAGGCTCTAAAATCTGATGTATCAAAAGATAAGAATTTCGAAAATGGACAGGACCAAACCAATGCATACGAAAATTTGCTTTTAGGTAACATGGCATCAGATTTAGAGGAAATTGTATCTGGAATGTATGTAACTACGCAACAATATTGTAATATTGCCCTGCCAAAACATGGTACAGAAATAAATAAAACATCGGAGGACAAAAAAAAATCGCTATCCATCTTTAAGGATATGATTAAATATCAGAATTTCACATCTGTAACTCAAGTCGTAGAGTACGTCAAGCAGTTTTCTGCTAAATTTGCTAGTATAATAGAATTGACTCTAAACACTTCTGGCCCGGTTTTTATATTCTCAAATTGGTTAACATACGGCGTCGAACCATTAAGTATAATTCTAGAGGCTTGCGGTTTGGGTAAATTCGGTTCAGACAAAACAGACAAAATGAAGTATTTTATTTGGAGTTCAGAAACAAAAACAAAAGATAAAGACGGAGTTCTTATTAACAGAGCAAGAAACACCTTCAATTCATTACAGAATGCAGATGGAAGTCTTTTAAAAGTCATATTAGGTACCCGTTCAGTTATGGAGGGTGTTTCTTTTAAAAATGTAAAACAGGTACATATTACAGATCCTTGGTGGAATGAATCCAGGATTGAACAAATTTTGGCACGCGCTTCTCGCTACTGCAGCCACTCTAATTTACCTTCTGATGAACAGTATGTGGATATTTACCGTCATTACAGTGTATTACCGTCAGATGGTAGCGACGCCGATGTAGCAAACATGCTTTTAGAAGTAAAAGGAAATTCTAGTTTTTGGGAATTGGATTCGCTTTCTATAGAACAACGAATGCTTATAACATCTTTAAAGAAAAATTCTATCAATAAAGACATTGAAATGCTTCTCAAGAATTGTTCTATAGACTCTGAGATTAATAAAAATGGTAATCTAATTCGTTTAGAAGAATACATCAGTCCAGTTTCTGGGGGGATGTATCAAATTTACTATAAAAATCCGTCAAATTTAAAAATGTATATTCGTGACGATATCCCAGAAACTGTAACATTTACACAAGTTTACTCAAGAGAATTTACTTATCCTAGAAAGGATTTAAGTTTAACATTTGCCGAAGCGGGCCCCGATGACAGTGGCGTACTTAAAATTTATGATGATGAACCTGAAATTATTGACGATGAAATGATAAACGGTGATTTAATCATGCGAGAGAATGTTGAACCTTGGAACTCAGATGTACCATTTGAGAATATTCCAGTCATCGGCGACCTCAAAGAAGAATTATCCCGTATTAAAAATAATTACGAATTGCTTCCGCAAATCCGAAAGTTCATGTTCAATGAACGAGGTACAGATCTGGTATCTTTCCCAGAGGATAAAAATTACACCCGGAAATTTGCCAATTTATCAAATTCAATAAGGGAATTGGCAAAACAAGACATCTCATCTGGTCTCAAAAAAGAAATAATTGAAAAATTTACAAAAAAATCTAAAAAACAAAAAATAAATGCGGCTGTATTGGAATTAGTTTATAAGTACAATGTTTATACTGAGGATCATATCGAGATGTTACTTGAAATAGGAGGAACAGACCCTCAAAGTATATTTGATACATTAAAAGAGGCCAAGTCTAAAAATTAAATTATAATGTATAAAAAAATAAAATAATTTATAATGTATATATAAAAATGAGTAGCGTTACGTCAAATTTTTTCGATGATAAGACGCCCGAATACATAATTAACTGGATGTTAGATAAATTAACAGAAGAACAGATTAAAACATGTCTTGACCAGGCTGGTATCCCTAACACCGATGCAATACGCCGCCCCGAAGAGCCCGTGTCACCAAAACCCACTTTTGTACCAGGGTCCCCAGGCGGATCGGGTTCGGGTTCGGGTTCCGACCCCGCTCCTCCAGTAACCATGGAACTTGATAGAATGAGACGTATGTGCGAAAACAGATTAGTTCTTATTGAAGACGTTTCAGGTGGTTCAGTTTCATATTATGAATTTGGTCCAGACGAAGGCGGAGACTTAAAATGGGGCTTTAAGCAGACTATCTCAATACAAAATTTTATTAGTAATATTTGCAATGAAGAGAAAAAATCTGGAGCAGACGAGATATTAGATCTTGACATTGAAGAAAAAAAAGAACTGGCACCAGGTCTTGTAATAAATGACCAAGTACCCCCTGCTGTTAAACAATTAGCATCAGACTATTATATACTCGGCCTACCACAGCCTTTACTCGTTGAATTATTAAACCCAGTTGAAGTTTCAGACCCTAGTACGACTATTGTATATGATCGAGAGATTTCAGATACAATTAAAATACAGTTAGATCTAGAGAAGTTCTTGGCTGACAAATATGGCGATATGTATGCCGCCGGAATGACTAAATTTCCAATATTTGTATATAAAGTAGATGACAAAAAAAAAATTTTTTACATTTCTTTAACTCTAAGAGATGATAACACATTTGGATTTTTAGAGAAAGTTGCTGGACCGGCTTTATTTATACCTAAAATTAAGAAGGAATTGAAAGAATTGATGATTAAGGTTACGGCGGCAGAATTAACAGGTTGGTCTAAACCAATTGATTACGCACAAGAAATAGATACAGCATTAAACAATTGGTCTAGTATAAATTCCGAGAACAGAGATACATACGATAAAATATTGGTAAACTATAACCCCGCTAGACTCGCGGAGATCAAACAATCCAGTATATCTTCTTTTGGCGAAATGATATACAAAGAAAATTATTCTGATGAACCAGAAATGAATACATATTTCTCGGGAGTCAAACCATCTCCAGTACGCCCCGACCCTTCATATAAAAATGCAAGGGATTTAGATATAGATGAGTTAAACGACCGTATGATAACTTTATTTGGAAAAGAATATGCGGAAACACATGAACCTGTTATAACCTATAATAAGTTTGGAGTAAGAACTGTTCAATATAGAAAAAGAACAGGTCCTAGACCTATATTAGACGCTAAGAAGTGGACACGCGAGGATGTGCCCGTATTTGACGAGTTTGGTACGGGTTCCGAAAATTTCGATTTATTTTGATTTTTTTTTACTTGGACCCTTTCGTCTAGATATCCCCGTTTTAGAAATTCCCCTTAAAATAGAATCTACATTTGGAGAAACATTAAAATCGTTAAATAAATTTGAAATCTGTTCTGCATCAAATCTGGTAGCCATTTGTAATAAAGTCTGTTCTTTTGACCAGACTTGATATGCATCATTATATTCTCTTATAAAATTTACAGTTGTTTTAGATAAATTATGTTGCCAAGATGCAGCGAAACTGTTCATATGTCCGTGAAAAGCATCCGGATCCGATATGTATTTTTTCATTTTTTGGATATATTGATTAGTATCGGGGTTAACTGTTATAGAATTTATTACATTAATAGCATAAGGTTCCATTTGTTTATATTAATGTAATATATTATATTAATTTATTAAGAAATATTAAAATCTGTAATATTTTTACTTTACCACCCGCCGAGTCTTAGCTGCATGTCCTGTATAAGTCAGTGACAGGCCTGCCAAGTTCGGTGGGCTGACATCACCCTTAGAGCATCCACAACCATTGTCTCCACCCGAGGAGACGGGATTAAACGTATAAAAGTCAAAGTCCCAACAGTTGTTGTTACACAACTGCCTGACAGTATCCTCATCCTGTTCCAAATGATCTGAGCCTCTCCACCCATTCATATTCCACCTGGTATTCGCTGGCCATCCATTTCGTGCGATGGGGAGAGAGGGTTGCGTCGGGTTTGGAGTGTAGGGTTGGGCGATCGGGCGAGAAGGCTGAACAGGTTCTTCATAGTCCGGGGGCATTACAGCGGCTTCAATGGATTCTCCGAGGTCTTGCGAATCTGTCATCGAAGATTCTCCGAGGTCTTGCGAATCTGTCATCGAAGATTCTCCGAGGTCTTGCGAATCTGTCATCGAAGATTCTCCGAGGTCTTGCGAATCTGTAGTTGAGGCAGGTTTTTTATATAAATATAATGTCAATGCAGCGCCTACAACTATTATTATCAGTAAAATGGCTAACAATTTTTTTTTCCTATCCATTCTTTTTTAATTAATATTACAATTTATTTTTTTTTAATGTTAATTAATTTAAAAATACATCCTTATACATCCTTATACATAGTGATGGATTCTCTTGAAATTTCATACATCGGATCAGCATGCGGAAAAAATAGTTATGAGCCTAGAAATAAAACAATTATGTTACTTCTATGCCGAGAATATCCCAAATTATTCAGGGATAAGATGATTCAGAATGGAAATATTCGGCCTCTAGAAGGGATGTCTTTAAAGAGACCAATTGAAGATTCTTATAAGATGTATTCGAATTCTGTTAACGACCCGAAAGATTTTAATTCAATTGAAAAAAAGGTAATCAACGAAATTAAGACAAAGACAATAGGTATAACCGATTCCGAAATTGAAACTGCTCAACACATTATAAGGGACAATCTCAAAAAAGATTGCGGGAAAAATACGGAAAAAATTGTAATTCAAAATTCTAAGTACACCAAGGGCAATAATAAATTATGGCATTATAGAGATTCTAACCACAATTGGAAACTTAAAGGTTTTCACGATGCCACGGATAAAGACATGATTATAGAAATTAAAACCAGGATGAAAAAAGAAAATATCAGGAAAAATGAATACGATCTATATCAACTATTTGGATACATGCTTGTTATGGGTAAAACAAGGGGGATGATATCCCAAACACATTCGGGAGAAATTTACAATAGTACTATAGAAAACGAATATGAATATGGAATTATAGACACCAATGAAGATAAATGGAACGAAAAATACATTAAATTTTATAAAGAATTAAATAATTTTTTCAAAGATGTCAATATGTATTCAACCAGAGATTTCGACATTTCAAATGTTATGAAAAATGGAAAGATTTATGCTGAATACGATATTCATGGAAAATTTCACAATGTAGATCCAAAATACGTAAATATATTCAAAGCTCTATAATACATTTTCCGTCATCGGTAATTCTTTTAACGATTACTTCTGGGTATTGAATTATTTCTAAAATTTCAATTGAAGAATTCTGTCCGAATGCTCGAGACGAATCAGTTTTAACATTTATTAAATTTTTACCTAAGACATCAAAGCAATTGCTTGAAACAATCTGAAGATCTATATGCTTAAAAAAATCGTAATTAAGTTTAGTTGTGACAGTGTTATACGTATTTGTTATAATATCAGGCTTATTTTTTCCAGATTGTAGCCATTGTGCTACATTTTCTTTATTTTTATACATTTCTTCCATAGAAGCCATTGGACATGTGGCTATATTAAAATTAGTAAATAATATTTTACCAAATTCCACAAACAACGGTCTTTTAGATAAGATTTTACCTCCGTCATTTCCCGGCTTCCAATATATATTTCTATTACAGTTAAAAATTTTTTTATACATGATGTTATCTTTTTTTTTAATGTATTGTTTCATAAAAGATAAGTCATTACCGTGATAATAACTTAATAATTCATGTTTACCCAATAAGGATATAACTCTACCGGAATACAATTTGGCCTTAGAATCAAAAAGATTTATTAATTTTATTAATTTAATTTCGTCGGGCGACATTATGTATTCTCTACTAAGAGGAGGACTCTTAGAACTCTTACCAGATAATGTATTGCCCATTTGGATAACGCATGTATCTTTTCCTATCCAATTGTTGTCTTTTACAACATTTGCCAGTTCTAACGATTTTAAAAGTACTTCTGAATCGCCTCGAAGGTCTCCGATGACTATTATTTTTTTGTTATCCATTTACAGTATACATTTATAGAATGTATTTTATTTACTTATTGAAAATTTCATTAAGTTTCTCCTCTTCTGGAAAACCAATTATATATTGATTATTATTGTAAATAATACTAGGGAAAAACTCGCCGACATTTTTCATAAGTGCCGTTGAACCTTCAATTATTGACGATCTCTCCTCCTTATCTAATTGAGAAAACTTTTCATCAAATGTAAATGTGCCATCATCATTCATTAAAATTTTAATGTATTCATTTTTTGCCGTCTCGAGATACGGATCTAATTTTTCACACCATGGACATCCTTTTTTAGATAATATTATTATTTTATTAGACCCGATATTTAATTGAAATGGTTCCTGTCTCTTCTCAATTTTAAAACTGTTAAAGGTTCTTTTAATGAAAAAAAGAATTAAACCCGTTATAAGAACAAACACCAGACTAATTAACAACATTTAAAATAATATATATATATTTTATTACAGTTTAAAACTCAAATTAGAATTAAAACAAATGTTAAATTGTAATAACATGAATGTACTTGTAGTATGCGATTCATCGTGGGATAATTTTGCCGAGATGTCTAGAAGACTTACATCTAATAATATAGATCCAACTCATAGAATAAATGTATTCTACGGGAAACAAATGAAACATATCAACGCACTTTGTAGTAAAAATATGTTACAAGTGTATAGAATATGTATAAACACCAAAACATTCGTCGAAGATCTTCGCATGCGCCTACAATCTACGAAATTTTGCATTATATTTCACAATTTCACGGAATATAATACTATAAGCGCCGTGATTATTAACATTTGCCAAGAAAATTGTATACCTTATTTTGTTTTTTCAGAGCACACCGATAATTTTTTTTACAACGGAGATTTAATGCATACACGATTTAAAAAATGTATATTAGATGTACAAGATATCTCAATGAGAGAAAATATCCAATATAAACCAGACTTCGAAATAACATTTCCTATAGAAATAAACACATTAAAAGATTATTCGCAGATAGTGCACAAATTAAGAACTTCTTATAAAAATATAGATGACACTAAAGTAAAAAGAAGTACATTATTTATTGATGAGAAATGTCATAAACAGTACAATTACATCGAATACATGGCCAGTAAGAAAAAATGGTTAAAAGAAGTTATACCAAAGTAACCGTTAATCCAGTTGTTTTTTAGCACTGTATATGCCGTTTTTATACATATCTATTATAAATTTAGATCGTAATGTATTTAAATTAAGATAAACATTTACATCGACTTTGTTATCTATATTTATTATATATGTGCTATTTGGGAGTTCACGGGTAAATATAGAACAAATTATTTGAAATGGATAGGATTTATCTTTATTATTTAATACTATACTGTAACCGCATATGTATATCTCCTTAGGGGGAGACCCGTATAAGTTTTTGCAACATCCATCAACATACAATTTATTGTTTATTTCTATAGGTTTAAATAAAAAAGGTATACTCATAGATGCCTTTAAAGCATCTTTTAGTTTAATATTGGGATGCGATTTATTACTGAAACACGTGTATTTATTATCTGTTATGCAAGTGGTGTATATATTAACATTCACTTCAGTTGCATCAGAAAACTGTTGTAAATTTATATCCGAATTGTATTTATCTGTCACCAAATTAATTAATGTATTTAAAAGTGAATCATCTATTAGTCCGTTTTGAATATTGGTAAAATCATATTTTACTATTTCTTCGAGTTTAATCTTTTGGAACATATTTATCATACGCAGAGGTTCTGTTCCAGAAATATAAAGTGTTCCTATTAATGCACCTATGCTAGTACAATATAAATTTTTAAGATCGAGCAATTTTTTTTGATGAATATACTCCAGTGCTCCAATAAAATGAACCCCTGAGTATCCACCTCCCCCTATGAAAAGATCATTCATTTAATCTAAAGAACAGTTTTTTTAATCAAAATATCTACGTATTTATCTTTGAATTTTAAGAGATAATTATAATTAGATTTCCATTCATTGCCGTGACCAACACCACTCGACATCGAGTGGGCTAATTCATGTAAAAGGGACTCTATTATATGTTCAGGTGGATAATATTTTCCATTATCGTCAAATAATTTAATCCCTATTTCTCGACCCTTATCATAATTCCATGCTAGAATATTATCGTCTTGTTCTATTAATTCCTTATAACTTGTATTTTGTAACTTCTTACGCAATAGATTGCCGCGGTTTGCTTCTATATCATAAGTTAAGTCTATAGAAATGACGCGAAGAGTGTCTAAGATTTCGGCCGCATGAATGTCACTGGCTCTGTAAGTCTTTCCAGATTTAGTCTTAAAAGATAAATTACATAATGTATAATTTGATAACAACAATACACAAAAAATTATAAATGGTATAATTAACCTTGACATTAATAATATGTTAGACAATATTTTATTTATTCTGGGAATAAAATCTTATGATGTATCTTTCCCCTTGGTATCCAAAAAAGACATATTTAGAGACGAAAGACATATTTTCCCGTATGAAAATTTTAAATTGATGCATAAACTTAATCTATTAAAACATAAACCAAATGTCGACGAATTTACAATAGGTATATTACCCTCTGTATCAATAGAAACGAATGCATATTCTAAAATTTTTTACATTTGTTACACGCTTTATTTCATTTTAGTTAATACATTATTATGGACTCAATGTGTTTATAATTTAAAATTATGGATCGACACGTCTGATATGCGCCATTTAGTATCTTTTTTAACTCACATTAATATACCATTGGTGCACATATGGTCTAAAAAGTATTTTATGTGTAATCATATGGAGAAAACGTTAAATTGTAAAAAATTTAAAACTATAATTATTACAGGATTTACGATAGTTTCTGTTCTAACAAATTTTATAGACATTTCAGCATTCAACAATGATTATATGTGGCCATCAGGTTTAACAAATAATGATTATATTTTCTATGCAATTATTATAATCGATTGGTTTTATTCAAGACTTCTTTGTTTTTTATTTTTATTTATAATTGTATTTATACTTAAGAAGCACATCTCGGAGATTGATAAACTGAAAGATGATTTAATGTCGCCCGAAGAATACTTTCTAGAGAACGCTTGTATAAATAATTTACTTATTAATATTTCGCATACAAAACATAGAATATCTAAAACTATACGTATATTAAATCCAATAATTTCGTTTACCGCATTTATAGGGGCAGCAAATTTATCTCTTTTTATAAGAACAATTTTGCCCGCCGATAACATTACTTCCAGCAATGTATTCGACAAAGTGATACCCTTTGACAGATATCTTTTTGTTTGTAATGTGATATACACTTTAATACAAATTTGTCTTTTATTTTACATATATTTATACGCAAGTAAAAGAGAATCTATACTAGATTATATCAAATCTTATACATTCGCTAAATCATTCTTATATAGACTACCAATCGATTCCTTAATTTCTAAGGAGACTAATATTGTAAACTTATCTACAACTTTTGATATTGCTAATTCAGTTGAGTGGTTAATACTATGCGATATCTTATCAAATAGATGGGTAGACTTCACTATTTTTGGAATATCGACGTCCGATGGAAAATTGATACTAAGGGGAATTACATTAGGCGGCGCGATATTATTTATCACAACATTTATTGCAAAATAATATTCAATTTAATACATTTTAAATACATTTAAATACAATACATATTATAACATATAATGGAAGCATTTGTTCGCTCAGAAAGTACATCCGAATTAAAACAAATTACTTTTCAAGTATTATCATGGGATGCGGCTGACGAAACTGATGACCCAGATTGCGAATGCCCGGACACTCGGTATTTCATTTACGCTTTTGGTGTAAATGAAAATTCAGAATCAGTATGTGTAAGGTTTGAAGGTTATAAACCTTATTTCTTTGCTCTTATTCCAGATAAATATCAAACATCTTTTGATAATTTCAAGAGAAAAGAAGTTGAAAAATACATCAGAAATAAACTTTTTAGAAATAAAGAAGATCTCGAAAGTGTAAGCGTTGTAACGCGTAAGAAGTACAAAGGATTTACTAATGAAAAAGAGTATAAATTTTTACGATTTGTGTGTAAAAATCTTACTACATTCAATAAAATCAAGTGGATTCTAAACCCAAAAGACACTCGTAGGCTACCCAAGATTTCATCGATAAGTGCAACTGATACTTTAAAGTTTGAATTGTATGAATCGAACATTGAACCTTATCTTCGGTTTACACACAAGGTAGATATTCAAATGGCTGGTTGGATAACCGTGAGTAAAATTTGTTCATTTCCAGATATGTCAAGATGTCAACACAGTTACACATCCAATTACAGTTGCGTTAAAAAATACGAATGTAATGACACGTGTAATCTTACACTCGGTGCCTGGGACATTGAGGCATTTTCACATTCGTCGAGGTATCTCGGTATAAATGAATTTCCAAATCCAGAAAAAGAACATGACATAATTACACAAATTGGAACAAGTCTTTATAAATTCAATACTAAAGAAAAACTTAAGCATGTGGTAACTATCAAAAGTCCGATAGACAATGACTGTGATCCAGTAGAAGGTATTATCATCGAAACATACAACAGTGAAAAAGAACTCATCGAAGGCTGGGTTAAATTCATTCTAAAGACTGACCCAGATATCTTAGTTCAATACAATGGATACGGTTTCGATTGGAAATACCTAATTGCGCGCGCAAAAGTTCTAGGTATCGAGTATGTATTGGAAAATTTGAGTAGGATTACAGATAAGCCCGCGATTAAACAAGAAGATCAATTGAACACTTCCGCATACGGAGACAACACAATGGTTTATCTTAAGACATTTGGCATAACACAATTTGATATGATGTTTATAATCAAAAAAGAGCACAAATTGGAATCTTATAAATTGAATTCGGTTGCCGAACACTTCACAGGTGATAAGAAAGATGACCTTTCGCCAACAGATCTTTTTCATTACAATACATCCACCAAAGACAAGATTGCTCTAGTCGTAAAGTATTGCGCACAGGACACTTGGCTACTTATCGATCTTATGCTTAAACTTCGAATTATGACAAATATGATTGGTATGTCTAATATTACTATGGTTCCGATGCAATACATCGAGTTGCGAGGCCAGCAAATTCGTGTTCATACCCAGATCGCCTATGAAACAAAGAAAGAAGGATATCTAATTCCCGCATTAGATTACAAACCAAAAGACGACACCGCAGACGAAGATGAAAAGTTTACCGGAGCAACAGTTCTTAGTGCTACACCCGGTGCACATTTTGAACCTATAGCCGGTCTCGATTTCGCAAGTCTGTATCCAAGTATTATGATTGCTCACAATTATGACTATGCTACGATAGTTGAAGACCCGGAATTTGATAACCTCCCAGGTGTTGAATACTTCGACATGAATTGGGATGAAGATGAAACCGACGACGATGGTAATGAAATCAAGAGAAACGTGAATGTAAGATTTGTTCAAAATCGAACAGGTATCATGCCAATGATTCTTTCTCGACTTTGGAAAGAACGTAAGGCTATTCGAAAACAAATGAAAACACTGTCGCCAGATGAAAATCTTTATGCAGTTCTTAATGGCGTACAATTGGCTATTAAAGTTTCTATGAATAGCATCTATGGGTTTACTGGTGCAAAGTATGGACGACTTCCAAACAAACGAATCGCCGCGGCTGTAACAGCGTGTGGACGTGAAATGATTGCTCACAGTAAGAAGTGTGCCGAAGAATGGTACGACTGTGATGTAGTATATGGAGACACGGATTCCATTTATGTAAAGTTTAAAAGCGACTTAAAAGGTCAAGATCATATGAATTATGTATTCAAAGTAGCGCCAGAATGCGCGGACCGTATTTCGGCTACATTTAAGAAACCCATTGATCTTGAATTTGAAAAGGTTATGTATCCATTCATTTTATTTTCTAAAAAGAGATATGCAAGTCTATTCTGGACTAATCCAATAAATTACGATTACATTGACTACAAGGGTATTCAAGTTGTTCGCAGAGACAATTGTGAATACGTACGAGAAAACTCAAAGAAAATTTTTGAATACATTCTAAAGAATGACAAAGTTCTAAATTACGAGTTCGATACAGTAGAAGAAGTAATTGAAACGTCTAAGGAATACGCCAGAGAAAAGATTCGTAAACTAGTTAACTCAGAAGTTCCAATGAAACAATTAATGTTATCAAAGAGTTTGCGCACTGGATATGCCTTTGACAACAAGGCAGTTTGTACGATGTGCGACAAGACTTATTACGAACTGAATGTAGTTGGAAAAAAAGAAATGAACATAACTAATGTTCACACGCTTAAAAATAAAAATAAGTCTCACATCCTCGAGTTTATAGAAACAGAACACATTTGTCCGAGTTGTAAGAATGAGTGCCTGTTCAAAAGGTGTCCTGCTAATATTCCACACGTGGCTCTTGCTCGAAAGAGACAAGAAAGAGACAAGATGGACATTGTAGCATCGGGCGATCGCGTTCCTTATGTATTCGCGACTTATCAAAGCACTAAACAATTTGAAAAAGTAGAAGATCCAGATTACATTATCAAAAATGGTATACCGATTGATTACATTTATTACTTCGAACATCAGTTTAAGTCTGCCATTCAGACTATATTTGAACCTATGATGGAAGACGTAACGGAACTTTGGAAGGATCTAATTCCTGAAAAAGTTAAAAAGATTCGAAAAAAGAAAACCGCTTAAAAATAAAATGCATACAGATGTATAGAATGTGCGATCTCGAACAGAGCATTCAAAATATTGAAGGTCTGGAGTTCTTATCTAATATTAAATCATCTAGTGTAGATCTTGTCCTCACAGACCCTCCTTATATTATATCTAAAGACTCTGGAATGAATTCGCATTACAATAAATGCGAGTCAAACGAAAAAAACGGAATTGAAAGGGTTAAAACACAGGAAGAATGGGAAATCTATTCTTCGACAAACGGTATCCACGAAAAATATAAGGATAATTATATAAAATATGGAACGATATACGGCAAAAAATACTGTGTTAAAACTGATTACGGAAATTGGGATTCAGATTTCACATTAGACATCTTAGATTCATTTATAAAAGAATACTATAGGGTATTAAAGGATAATGGTAGTATTATAATTTTTTTTGACATTTGGAAAATTTCACAGTTGAAAGAACTTCTTGAAAAACACAAATTCAAACAAATTAGATTCATAGAATGGATTAAAACAAATCCGCAACCTTTAAATAGCAAAGTTAACTATTTGACAAATTGTAGAGAAATAGCCCTCACCGCCGTCAAAAAATCAAAACCGATATTTAATTCTCAATATGACAACGGAACGTATTTTTATCCACTCCAAGGAGGTAAAAACAGAATACATCCAACCCAAAAAAGCCTAAAACTTTTCGAAGAATTAATTTTAAAACATACAAACGAAGGAGATACAGTAATTGATACATTTTTAGGAGGAGGAACTACCGCAATTGCTTGTAAAAATACTAAAAGAAATTTTAAAGGAACTGAACTTAACAGAGAGTATTATGATAAAGTGATCAAGATTCTTAATCCCGAACTTTCACTGAGCGACCTGAGTTTAGAATAGTTTTTTAATATCAAAATATTCTTGGAAGGCGACAAAAATCCCAGTTTTATTCAAAGAATTTGAGTTAAAATTAAATCTAGTAACTATATTTACACGGTCAGAGGAGTGAAATTGTATTTCTGCTATACTTATTCCGTTATATTTAATAGTATTAGAGTTGTCCCAGTTTTCCAATTTTTTTGTGAATGTTATATTTTTCTTTTCTACGTTTAATTTTTTAATAGGAGTTATCCAATAACATTCGTATACGTCCTCTATAAAATAACATATAGGTTCGTTAAATAAAAAATTATATTGTTCTATTATATATGTATCAATATTTTCCATTATCCATGATTTAAATTGAGACCTATTATAAGTTATAGGTAAATTAAAGTGATTTATCAAAGTTTTCATTGAACCTTGACCTATAACCTCAGCTGCTTGTTTTTGATTCGCTATTCTTTTAGCAGTTTTTGCGTGAAATTTAAATTTACCATCTTTCGAAGTAAAATCATATCTAGCCTGTTTAGCAGCAGTGTGTATCATATTAGTACCTGTAAAATTGTTTAACTGAAATTTAGAATATTTTAGTGTATTGGCTATTTCTTCGGCTTTAGGAATTTCATATTTAAATTTTCCATCATAAGGAGCGTTGTAATATATACATAATGCGTATTCAAATACCAGTCCAGTATCTTCTGTTTTGATTTTTGAGGGTTTAAGCAATTTACGTAAGTCTCCTATCCTGTACTTCAGAACAGGGTTTGTTAGATTTTTTAATACATCTATATGAGTATAATAAAAACTCTCCGCTTGTTTACTAGCAAACTTAGGAGAATTACTCAAAGAACAAGCAATTAATTCTTCCTTTGACATCTTTCGCAAATACGGTTCGTATTTTTCTCTCTTGTTCATTTATATTACTAAATTTAATTATTTTTTGTAATAAATCTCATTACTTTTCGGGTATAAAGAAAATTGCAGAAAAATAATAAATTTAAAAGAATAAATTATAGATAATTATAACCAGACAATTATGGCTACTCTTGACCAGAAATTCGAGGCTTTTCGCGCTAAGTACGACCTCACCGA